CTTTTATTCTATCATCTTTAGATCCTATCTTTCTTCTACGACAAGACATCTCTAATGTTAAACTTTTTCTTATACCTCTATTAAGTATATACTCCCCTAACATAGTATCATATACCCTGCCAGTGTATTTAAATCCTGCTTCTAGCAACCACATTAAATCAAATTTTATATTATGCCCTACAAGTAAAGTTGTTTTATCTAAAGTGTCTTGTATCTTTTCATAACAACCTTTGTCTACTCTTTCACTATGGTTTGTAAAATAGTATTGTTCATTAATACCCACACTAACTAATATATTATCTTCATGAAATGGTGACGGGTCATAGCCACCTGTCTCTGTTTTTTGCCAAGATGTTTCTACGTCTACTGTTGTTATCATTTTACCTTCTTTCCATCAGATGGTTGCTGTGCTATTTCTAACAATATCCTCCAACAAGATCTAGGTTGGAATCCACAACTATCAAATATTTCACAAGCATGATCTGCATTTTCTGCATTCACATAAAGAGTTACATCTGTAACTATATTATGAAACATGTAAACAGATTTACCTCTGTACTTTTCTTTTTTCTTATACTTCATATCTACTTATACTCCTTCTAATTGTACAAACAGGTTCACCATGATACCCATTTATTTTGTTTTTACTTACACATAATGTTCTTATTTTATTTTCTGTATCACTATTAGTATTTCTACCTATACCAATAATTAAATCTGCTTCAGCTGCTTTACCTGTTTTAGAGTTTTCCATTTGGCTAAATGATATACTATTTCTATTATCTGCATCAGCAGATGCTTGCGATATTGCAATAACAGCACACTCTCTACGCTTAGCTATCTCTCTTACACTTGTATATATTTTTCTTAGCTTTTCATCTGTTCTAGCAAATGTGCCTGTAACATTAATCTTATCTAACTGATCTATAACTATTATATCTGGTTTATGCTTTTCGCAATGTGCATCTATATCCTCTATTGACCAATCAACTGTATCAAACATACTAATATTATCTTTTATCTCAGCCCAAACTCTTTGTGCTATATCTTTTTCATGTATTATTTCTTCTCTAGTCATACCTGTATAGCAAGATATTGCTCTCATCTGTGTACGAATGGCAGGCTCTTCATTTATAAACGCATGAATCTTAGCACCTTGTTCAGCAAAACCTTGTGGTCCAGTACAAAGGCTAACCCAGAATGCTGTCTTACCTGTCTCTGGTCTAGCAAATGCTATCATAAGATTACCACCACCAATACCACCAACATTCTCTTTTAATACAGGTATGTTAAACTTCCATTTAGTTGTTACATCTAACAAATCTAGTACCTCACCAACATCATTTGTAACTGCAGGTACTTTCTCCTCATCAACATTGCTCTTATGTCTGTCTATCATACCTGTTATCTCTGTAAAGTTTGCCTCTTTACCATTAAATATTTCTGTAGCTTCTACTGCTATCCTTTGTGCAAGATCTCTATCAGATAAGATACGCATTATATCTTTTGCTATTTCTTTATTAGGTTCTTGTACTTCTCTGATGTCTTCTATTAACTCACTAAACTTTTCTTTAGCAGCACGGGTTAGTGCAGGATTAAATATAGCTGTATGTAAAGAATACAACTCATCTATCTTAATATCATCTTCATACTTTTCATGTGACTTCTGTATTGTTTCATACAAAGAACTTATGTCTCCTGCAAATACGGTTGGTGACAATGTACCTTTGTATTGTGTATAAAATTTTTTATTAAGCATAAGCCTAATCATTTGTTTTTCTATCATGCAACTCCTTTTCTAATAATACTTTTGCGTTGTGTAACTTTTTTAGTTTAAAAAGATTAGTTTCTAATACTTCTTTATCATTCTTTAATCTTTTAACTTCTGCATACAAAGCCATTATCTCCTGTGCTCTAGCATTTTCAGCTAATCTAACTTGCCCTTTTAATGAAACTATTTCTATATCCTTATTTAATTCATCTTTTAAAATTTGATCAATAGTTTCTAATACAAGTTGATCATCTTTAGACCATTCAGATTTGTTCATGTCTAATATATCATACTTCCAACTGTTCCAACTTTCTATAACTTCTTTATGTATCTTATCACCCATAAAATATACTCCTTATTTGTTCTGTGTTATAATATTTAAGATCATCTTCAAGTGGTTTTACAATTACATTATCAAATCCAGAGGATCTTAAATCTTTTGCCATGTCATATGCTTTAGTTGTAGCATCTCTATCTAAACATATATATAAATCTTTGTATGGTTTGAGGTGACTCTTCTGTACCTCTTTTAATTTTGTACCCATGATTGCAATACCAGTTAGTATATTAGATACTGCACAAGCTGATGGGCAATCTTCTACAATAACTGCATCCTTACATTCACCACATTTAAAAGGTATATCTTTATTACCATACATGTACCACTTAGGGTAATCATCTTTGTTTAATGATCTACCTACTGCACCTACTATCTTGTCTGATATTTTATTCTTAACTAAGAACACAACTCTATTTTGTTTTACATCATATTTAAAATCTGCTCTACCCCATGACCAAGACTCCCAACAATTATTATTGTGTAGCCATCTCATAGCTTTTTCATTTGAGTATATTGATTGAAAGCTATCTGGTATTTTAAATTCACTGTGTATCTGTATGTCTTCTGTGTTACCGAAGAATACTTTTTCTACATATTGCATATTTTTTTCTCCTTGTTTTGTTCCTTTAGCATTACATGACGCATGGAAACAATACCATCTTAAATTATTTTCTGTAGTGTCTACTGATAATGTATTCTTACCACCACAGAATGGGCAATCCATTCTGATAGTGGTGTCTTCTGGTACAAATAAACCTGTCACAACTGACAGTTGTTGCTTATAATTCAAATGTCTACTTCCTCATATGTGATTGTATATTTTTTATTAGAAAAAAAACTATCTTGTGTTATCTTCATTAAGTTATTATTAAGATAGTAAGCTACATTATTTTCCAGTATCTCTTGTGTTGGTTCGTTGTCGAATGGTATTATTGCTGTTGCGTCTATTCCCAGTCCGTATATTCTTACTTTGTATTTTTTCATCATGATTCTCCTTATCATCATTTGATTGATTTGTCAAGCGACTTTCTTTTTTTATTTTTTTATAATAGTTTGGGTGTTTCCATTCGAACATTTTATTTTCTCCCTATATTCTTTGTACCATGAAGTATCTCTATCATTTAATTTACACCACTCATAATGGTTCTCTAAAATTTTTCTTATCTGATCTCCGTATCTTATCCTCATAGTTTACCTTTTCTTTCTTTTCTAGTTTTATATGGTAGCTTAAATGTTTTAGTAGCATAATTTTTTTTCTTACTTGTCCATTCTACAAGGACTGACTTAGCATCACCAGCTTCAAATGCTTTCATTGCTTTCTTTAAACTTCTAGCTGCTATGGTTTTTATCTCATGACTTAAGCCATCTTCTGTTGTTCTTTCATATATAAATTTATAGTTTATCATACCATCACTCCATTAATTATTTCATCTAACCATATCATATGTTCTGCAATGATAGGTAGATATATTTCTATTATACTTTGTAATACTTCTACTATTTCTTCTTTTGTCATCAATGCTCCTTGTAGCTTACTTGTTTAACTTTACGACTCCAACAGGCACGGCAATCCTTACACTCTCCATCTTGTTTATATGCAGGACACTCCCTACCTATTGCAGGTTTATCTTTGTGTACACCAGATGTCCACTTCCAAAACTTGGGTGGTGGACTATCTACTTTAGTGGCTGATACACGCAAACATAAATTCTTTGGTACATCTTTTACATCTAGCTGACTTATCAACTGATACTCTCTTGTAGCTAACCAATATCTTATATGTGGTGTAAGTTCACATACCTCGAATATCTTCATTAGGTGACCAAAAGATTGTATGTCTCCTGAGTCAAACCACCTATGATAACGCTTTGATTTATCTTTGTTTTTGTACTTTATGGTAAGTAGTTCTGACATATAGTCTACCCACTCTGGTTCTTTGATAGCCTCTAATCTTATCTTATGTGCATCTGCTACATTCTTAAAAGCATAGTGACCTTTAAGTGCATAGCACTTGTTACATATCGTACCTTTTATCTTTGCTAGCTTGCTACCTGTCTTACAATCTTTAGCAGATATACCCCACGCATACGAGGGCATCTTGCTAGGATTGGATAGTGTCCCTATCTTTTTTTCAATCTCTTTTAGTTTCATCTGTTTCCTTTTTTGTTATTACACCTTGTTCAATTAAATCCATTGCAGTTCTGCCAAACCAACCTTGAAGACTCCAAGCTAAACCTGTGTCCACTAAATGTTGCCATGCTTCTATTTGTGTATCTTCATCAACTTCAATAACACCTTCTGCTATCATTACTGCATCATAATTATTCATCATATCTTTAGATTTAACCTCCTTATTCCAAATCTTACTTGATCTATTGTTATTTTTTTAGTGTTGTAGTTGTATTGCATATTCTGAAATAACTTCTGAACATGATCTTGTGTAGTGCCTGCCATCTCACACCATAAGGCACAATCTCTAGTTTCAAACCAACGCTTAGCCCTGTCTACAACAGCAGGTGTTGAGTCTGAATTAGATATACCAAAAGCATCTTCAAACATAACTTGTATCTTTGCGATAGCTAGGTTTTCTTCTGGTGTCTTATCTTTTTTTTCGTAAAACATTTTTATCCTTTGGTAATTTTTGTAATGCACATGAGGCACAGTAATACTTTTTATCTTCTATTATTACTGCTTTATGATCACACTTATAGCATAATTTGATAGATGTGTCAATCTGTCGTATGTATTTTTCTGTCATTTTATGATAAGGTATCCTGTCGTTGCAGGGGGGTTAGTATATACTATCACTTATCTCTGCCCTCCATTACTTTATTGATTATAAAAAAGGCGACTACTGCACCTATTAATATTGCTATTATTCCTATTGCTAACATTCCTAATCCATATTCTATTGTCATAAAAAAAAGGCTAGGCGATCTCTCGCCTAACCCACTCCTTTCTGTTGTTAAGATGCAAGAGCCTGAGACTTTTGCCACTCCTCGTAAGCTAGTCTAGCAGCAATCTTCTCTTCTTTTGTATCTTTAGGTTTACCAATGTTCATGATAGAATCTGCTGCATCATCAATAGATATAACTAAGTCCATACCTATCTTATCTGCAAGTATTGCAGGATCTATCTGCCAGTTGATCTTCTCATGCTTGGCAAACTTTTCAACCTGTGAAAACTTAGTCATAGACTTAATAATCTCTTTAAATCTATTAGACTTAGCCACAACAGTTTGAATCCACTTGGTGTGCTTAAGAACTACATCTTGCTTGGCTTGGTGCATTATCTCAAACTTTGCAAACTCCAAGTCAGTACAAGGGATTGCTCTTGATCTGCAACCACCAGTACCAATGATGTGTAGTCTGTACTTATCTGACCACTCATCAAAAAGATTAGTGCCACCTTGACCACCCTTTAGCCAATGCTCATTGTCATTACGACATTGTGCTAACCAAGGGTTAGTTCTTCTGTCATATCTATCAGCACCAGTCTTTTCTATGTTGATGTCTGCCTCGATATTACAGTCTGGATTGAGTCCTACCTTTTTCATATCTTCACGATACATAGCGTAGGCAAAGTTCTTACCATGATTACTGCTACCATAACTTCGGTATGAACCATTGTAAGCACCATCAAGTTCAAATGAGAAGTGCTTTTGTTTGTCCTCCTCATCACCATACTTGTCTATTTGCTTTTCTCCTAACACTTTCATAAAGAAACAACTGTCTGTGCCTACGGCATTAACAGTATTGTATTTCTTTTGAAGTGATTGAAGTTGTGCAACATCATCTAACTCAAATCTTCTCTCAACTACTTCTTTCATAGTTGCAAAGGTTTGAGGTATTACCTCGTTGCAATACTCTCTAGCTTGAAAGAACGCCTCTTTCTCGTGAGAGTCTTGATCTTCACAATGCCTACGAAAGTCAATACTTAATGACTTACGCTTATCAGCATTGAGTCTTATCTCTTTTTCCTTCATGAGTACTCCTTATTGTTGGTTAAAAAAAAAAGACACCACCCAGATGTCTGAGTGATGTCTATAATATATACTAATGTTACTGATGTGTCAACTAGCCAAACCAAGTTTTATGGCTAGTTCTTTGGCTTGTGTATCGTCTATTGTATTCCAATTACCATACTCTTGTGATTGTTGTTCTGGTGTTTGTGCTTGTTCTTTTGTTATAGGGTGTCTAACTCCTTTAAGTTTATTTCTTAACTCATAACGAGTGCTGTCATCACTATTCCACCTGTAATTATACTCAACAAACCAAGCATCTTCTAAATAAATTTTTACTGGCTCATTTATTCTTACATTAAGAGCATCTATTGCTTGGGACATATACTTTTCCGACCATTCATTATGACAATGTAGCGTACAAAAATTACTACCACCATAACTATAACTACCAACCCTATTAGACTGATACCACTTGTTACCTTTGTTACCACGAATTTGCCCAGATGATTTTTTATCTGCACAATTAGGATTCTGACACCACTTAGTCATCTTTCTTCTCCTGTTCAAAGTCTTCAAAGTTTTTATTGTATAAGTTTTTGATTAAGTTCCTAGTAGCTTTTGGAAACTCTACTTTAAATGAATCTGAATCGGCTAAATAACTGAATTTTAAGCATTTTTTACCTATCAGTAAATACCTTAATCTTTGATTCATAGGTACATTTCTATACTTGTAACCCTCTTGAACATCAAGATCAGTAACTAGCATATTGTGTTCAGGTGTAGTAGTTCTCTTGCCACCTTTTTTATACAACCTCTTACCAGTTGTACCATCAACTTGAAACTTTCTATCTTTAGTATCAAATCGCATTATTCTTTTTTCACCAATAACTTCTAACCTCTTTGGTTTCTTATAGAAAAAGGCACGACCTTTTTTAGACTTGTGCTTTTCTATTTGAGTATCAATGAAAGTATGAAGTTGTTGTTTAGTAATATATGTTTCACTAATATTACTGGTCGTTATGTGTAATGTTTTCATATTACCTTTCGTTGTTGATTGATTTATTTTCGGGGTTTGGTTTTGTATCTTAGCCATGAACCTGAGATTGTCCACCAAACCCCCCTTGATTGTTTAATATATGTTGTCCGAAAGGCATCAGTTTATTCGGTTATTGATATCTTGCCTACAACAATAAACAAAAAAGGATAGCCAACTCTCGCTGACTACCCTTTAGTTATAACATAACTGATTGGTTATGTCAATTAGTTGCC